TGGAAGAGTGTCTATGAAGGGGTCTGATTGACCGTAGGTGGCTTGAAGGCGACTGGCTATTTTACCTGTAGCGGAGAGAACACAACGAACGTCTTTGATATTAGTATCTTGTCGCTGGTTGCCTTCAGCAAGAACACTTAATGTTCCTGTGGTGTTATAGACACCTCTGTCACCCATCATTCCTTGAGAGGCTCCCTGCATCAGCTCGCCGATTCCACTCAGTTTCTCAGCTAAGGTAAAAGTATAATCCTCCTGCTGAATCATATTCTCGTAATTTCGCCCAACATCGAAAGTATCGAGATCTGTCATGTCTTCGAGATCCCAGACTTTGCCTGGGTACCAGTTAGTGCTGGGATTGGGGATGAGACTTCCCGAGCGGCGCTTGAAGCACACTGATGAAGCTATGGTAGAGTTGTCTCTTCGCTCGTTATGAATTCTACTCGCTTCTTCCTGACTCTGCCCTAGAAGCTCGCACATCGACTCGCCAAAGAAGATATCATCTCGCGGAAATGGACGGTAGTCATTGAAGATGCAGAGATTCTGTGGATAGGGATTATAGTAGATATCAAGGAGTGATCCTGAGTCAGGGTGAAGCAGCGCCACAATGTTGTATAGCTTAGTTGAATCATTTGTTAGTGCCCATTTGAGGTGGCATTCGACAGCTTCCATCTCTCTAAGATAGGGGTCTACGACGCCTGCGTCTGTCTGCTCTTCTTCTCGCTGAACGTCTTTAGGATGCTTGAGCCAGTTTTCTAAACTCTGTCCTTTAGGAATCTCCCAGTCACCATCTTGCTCGAGGCGTTTAACTTTCTCTTCAACGTAGCGTAGTCTGTGAAAGAGAATCTCAGCTTTGCAGATTTCAAGAGTAGTAATGGGATAGATGTAGAAGTCGTCGAAGGGAATGACTTCGCTACTGGGTCCAGCGAAGTCAAGAATCTTTGTCTCCTTGGCGGATCCGCTACCTGTAGACTGCATACTCCAACTAGAGCACTCCACCCAGGGGGTCTTAACTACAGCTGTACCGTTCTTATTTCCCTGCATGGCAAGCTGCTTGGTCAAGCTGTAGTAACTCCATTCGTAGAGAGCTTTCTTATTCAGGTAGAGTTCCCAGCTCTCTTTGATCTCTTCCGGCAGTCCATCGCAGACAAACAAAGGTCGCGTAGCAAAGATGATGTTAAGGGATCTCGCGACAAACGTGTCAAGAAACATCCTGATAAGCTTAACGACATAGTTGCTGGCTTTATAGAAAGGCACGGTTCGAATGTCCTCAAGGGGAACTCCACTGTAGCCTTTCTGCCATTGAGAGTACTTCGAGTCAACCTGATCCATCCTTCCACTTTTGGCTCGCCGCCACTGCTCTTGTAGATAGAGCCCTAGCTCTCGACGGCGGTCGTCGCTGAGTTGAGTTCCCGGTCTGATGATATCGAGTGGCAACTTTACTTTCCCCACCAACGAAGTGAGAGTCCTAAGACAGCTACAAGAGCTCCAATTAGAAGTACGAGTCCTCTTAATACTGTCTCTCGACCGCTTATAGATGATCGAAAATCAGTTAAGAACTCGACTTTCTTATTTAGTTCATCGTGTCTTCTGTTGTAGTCATCTTTCGTAACTCCTTGAGCTATGAATTCTTTATACTGCTCAGCTAGCTTATCAGCTAAGCCGTTAGATCTGAGATCGTGTCTAAGCTGAGCTTCCTGTGCAACTCGAACAGCCTCTTCTTGAGCTTTGAATCTCTGATCGTACTGTATATGCCGCTCAACAAGAATATCTCGAAGAGCATCAATACGTTCACGAGCAATAGAGTCTTCACGCACTGATCGTTATCACCTGTCCTGGAGTTAGCTTTAAAGCCTGAGGCTGCGCAGGTTTAACTACAGAACTAGAGCTCGAAGCCGCACTTGTCGTGGTCTCAGCTCCCAGTAGACCAGAGAGTTGCATAGACTGCACCACAGCTTGAATAATTGCTTTAACTGTATCATCAGATGGCAGCACCTTTGGAATCTGCCCCGCTGCTGCAGCTGTCTGAAGAGCAGTTATTACAAAACTAAATACATCTGCAAACTTTACCAATCCCGTTGAGGGACCATAAGTAGCTTCTGCTACTGGAGCTTGCTTGTGAACTAAACCAGCAATAAGATTGATAACCTCTGGTGCAAGAGAGGTTATTAAAGAAACAGCTGCAGCACTCATTTACTTCTTTGCCTCCAAATCTGCAGCGATCTTAGCATCACCAATCTGTTCAGGCATCTTAGATCCTGACTTAACTCCTAAAGCATTGGATAACGTGCTTACTAGAGCTGTAATAATCATCATCAATCCTACAGGATACTTGGGTTCCCAGAAAAACGAAGCAAGACCTAAAACTGCTAGAACAAGCAAACATTCGATTGCAAGCCACGAGTTCGCACTAGGTTCATTACTAGCCATCTATTGCTCGAATAGGATGCATGATTGAGCATTTTGACTCAACTTGAGTTAAGCGGTGCTCGTGATCTCTTGCCAATTTCTCAATGGCATCAAGCCGCTCGGTGAACTGTTTGAGCGCTATCTTCAGTGCAGATAACCAATACAGCCCACCAAAAACCATCACAAGTAGATTAACTAGTGGCACTGTCCATGCCCAGTTAGGTTCTGGCAGAGCCTGCATAAGAAAAAGGCTCGTTAAAGTGTTTAAGGTATTCATCTTCGGCGTTGACAGCTCCTAGGGCTGCGTCTTCAGTTTGTGGATACCGCCAGATACGAGTACCTGCTGTAGACTTACTGGTTCCCTGGCTGAGAGCATCGAGTAAGTCGTAGTCATGATCTAGAGTCTTGTGAGGAAAGGTTTCGAGCTGCTTTAGAAGCATCTGATGCTTCTTACGGCAGGCGAATTTCTTCTTTTCGATGATGGGAAAGATCCCCTCGCGGATCCTTTGTTCCTTTGAGCGACTACCAGTAGAGATACCTTCAATGCGAGGGAAGCTTTTGTGTTTAGCTTTGTATTCAGATGTACGGCTGATTGTCTCGATGTGATGCTTGGTGAGATTCTGATGACCCACATCTTCATAGGTAAACATCCTAGGTCGCCAGAGGTCGTTGAAGCTGAAGATTTTGTCGTAGATTTTGGTGTAGTTTTCCTTGACCGCGAAGTAGTCTAGAATGAAGTGGTGCTCGTCACTGCTTGTACCTACGACTATAATAGCTGGGCAACTATGAGACCCTACGCCCTTCGCATTGTAGGGATCGTAGTGCATATAACGGTAAAGCTGAGACGCCCTGAAGACCTTTCCACAACTGCACTTCATCGATCCATCTTCTTCTACATTGTAGAAGTGAATAGCGTCGCTGTCTACTTCTTTCTCACCTGGCATTGTTGGACTATTGAGATACTGGCAACTAAAATCATAATCAGACATCTTTCTCTTGCCATTGTCATCGATCCTTAACGCCATCAATTTATCAAGCGGATACTCTTCAGGAAAGATCGAAACCTCTTGGCCAGTCTCGGCATCTATCTCCCAAGCTGCTCGAGTGTAGAAATGCACATCTGGCTCGTTCTGTCTGACCCAGCTGTTAAGATCATCATATCCCCAGCGGTTGCTAATAAGAAAGCGAACTTTACGAGTGGCATTCTCGAAGGCTCCACTTAGTCTCTGATACCACCCAATGGTGTCTTCCATTACCACTGAGCTCTTTCTTGCCTTCTCTCCCACCAGGTCATCACACCAGATTCTTGAGTAGTGTCTTGACTGAAGAGCTCCACCCACTCCTATAGCTTCAAAAGAGCCCTCAGGATCCTTACGACGATCACCCACACGACGAATACAAAGACAGTCGCTATTCCACGGCCTCTCGTTACCGGTGTATGCAATTTCTGGGAAGAGCCAGCGGAAAGTGGAGTTCTCTTCGAAGTGCCATTTGACGATGTTGATTTTCTTTCTGGCGTTACCTTCAGTTTCAAAGGCGAAGAGCTGAGTGGCATCTTGATCGTGGAGGGAGCAGCGCTCGAACCAGAGTTCTTCTGGGATTTCGAGAGCGGTGAGGGCATAGTTAGTATCTTCATCTGTTACTGGTAGCACTCCCCAGATGCCGAGACCTATGGTGAAGGTTGTTGTTTTGTAGAAGGCCCTGGGCCACTCGACAGCTTGTTCAGTCTGACCTGAGGCCCAGCGAGAGACGAAGAGTTCAGTGTCGTGTTGGTGGAGATGAGGGACGAGTTTCTTGTAGCCGAGAACGACTTTGATGAAGTAGTAGGGAGAGAGGATACTTCTAACTCGTTGGTCAAGCCAGACTTTGTCTGCACTACCTGCAGCTGCGAGTTGAAGTATATCTGTCATTTCTTGGGGTAGGTCACTCGAGGTATGAGCCTTCCAGTGACCAGAGTGCCCTCTGATTTGCAGTTGGGGCAGGGCATGTCTGCGCCCTTAACCTCAACGTAAGCCAGGCACTTCTTGCATTGTGCTCTCATTGTCTCAGACGAAACGACGGGCCTGCGCCACCTAGTTGATGACTCAAGAACACCAACACAATGATAAGCAAAATCGCGCCACAGATCCACAAGACAGGCTGCGGCAAAGCGAACTTGGTACAGATATACCAAAGCCCATACGCCACAACCGCGAAAATCACAATGTAGATAATCAACTGAATCAGCTGATCCATTTCACGCCTTCTTTCTGATCTCAACAACCTTATCGACTTCCATTGCTACCTTAGCAGCATGCTGCAGATCCGCAGCGTCCATTCTGTAAGGTTGTTTACTGAACTGTGCAGTATCCTCCACTCTATTCAAAAAATCCTGATTGATCTTGACTCTCAGCGAAGGATGAATATCTGGGTTCTCCAACATCGCTACCAGATCCTCGCAGCTCTTATACGCCTGCTCTTCCAACATCTCATGAAGAGACTTTCTCTTCGAGCAAAAAGCAGAATCAATATCTACAAAAGCAGCATCGACTCTGCTCAGCACCTCTTTACGGAAATCAGCCTCAGCGTAATAAGCTCTCGCCGTCTCCTTACTGATCCCCACAACCTTGGCCGCTTGCGTTGCATTCAGCCCCTTCATGGCCAGCCTCACAAGCTGAATCTTCGTCACCGAGGTTCTCAGTAACCTATCCTTCAGCTCGAGCCCGTCCATCTGGACTTCAGCAGTCAACTCAGCCATGTCCTCTCTCCATCATTGTCTCCATTATAC